CCTAAATTAAAATCTCCTTTTATTAATGGAGTATTAGATTGCTCGTTGTTAATATATAATTTATCGTTAAGGTTTACAGTACCGGTTGATTGAGGTCCTGCTTTATATCCGATAAATACATTTCCGTTTCCTTTGGCTAACTCACCTGCATTACTTCCTATTGCAGTATTATTGTCAAACTTGGAGTCTAGGTAAAATAGAGCTTGATAACCTATAGCAGTATTGTGGTTACCGTCTGGATGGTTATATAAAGACTGATATCCAATAGCGGTATTCCTATTACCGCTTAGAATAGCGTTTCCTGCATCATATCCTAATGCTGTATTTTTGTCTCCTTTTCCTTCCTGTCCTTGTAAGGTATTAGCACCAATAGCTGTATTATATTTACCGGCTATAGTAGCTCCAGCTCCTTGACCTACGAATGTCGAACTATTACCGGCGTTATACCCTGTATAATTTCCAATAAGGGTACTGTTACTTCTAGCTCTTACTCCTGATTCAAATCCTATAGCAATTCCTTCATTAGCGTTAGATTCATTCAATGCTTTTACTCCGATACCGAAAGCACGTTCAGCTATATTTTTTATACGTATGTTATCGTCAATATAGGTGTCTCCTTTCAGGTATATTTCTGGGCTTGAACCGCTTACTGTGAATGACCCTGTTATTTGAGCAGGTCCATCTACTCTTAAACTTCCTGATATCCTTGCTGAACCAGTGTATGGAAATGAGTCTGCTGTTATTCCTGTTAAGTTACTTCCATCTCCATAGAACGACCCAGAGAATATTGAGCCTGATATAGCTTCTACTGCTGTAAAGTCTACGATAACGTTTGAACCTGATACTGTGAAGGAACCGGTTATTTCACCATCCCCATCTCTAGTACCGTCCCATTCTGATGTTGCTGTTAATCCTGTTAAGTTTGAACCATCTCCATAATATGAACCACTAAAGTAAGAGGCTGATACTGTAGAATTAAATACTACTGTTCCTGTACTAAAGTCTCCAAGAATTAAAGGTACATTACTTGCTTGGTTGTTTATATACAACTTATTACTTTGTGTACTACTGAAAACTGGACCAGCTCCATTTCCTATGTATATATTCCCGCTACCTGCAGTTAATGTTGATCCTGCTTGTCGTCCTAATGCTACATTATTTGCTCCGGATATTAATGTACTAAATGCTAGTTCTCCTATTGCTACAGAATCATCAAGTCCATCTGCACTGAATAGTGATCTATACCCTACTGCTACGTTTCTATTTCCATCTACTATAGTTCCAGAGTCTCTACCTACTAGTACGTTTTTCACTCCATCTCCACTGGTTAGGTTATCACCTGCTCCAGCACCTAGTATAACATTACCGAATCCATCATCAATGGATGCTCTACCTATTAAAGTAAGTAAACTGTTTGGAGAGCTAAATTTTAATCCCGATTCTCCTTGTAGAGTTGCTGTTTGACCTGTTGCAGTCAATACATTATCGTTTGTATTATTTAGTATAGTAAATCCTGCTGATGCTGCTCCTAAGGGTATTATGATTTTATCTTCTACAGCAGTATCGTAATGTAAGTGAAGGGTAGTTCCACTATCGTGAATAGAACCAGAATAGATAACTGATCTAAAATTATTATCCATCTCAAGATGGGTCAAAGAACTTTCTTTTTCTATCCTATATGTTAATCCCGGTATTGCCATTATATATTTTTATTATAAATATCTTTTATATTCTTATTACACTCCCACATAAATTATATATGCTAAAGCATAAAACTGAGGTATATTTGAAGCTGCATCTATAACGTGTTTGTGAGCAGCGTTGCCTCCTTCTGATTTAATAGCCATGTTGCTAATGGATGAAATTCCGTTTGGTGGTCCTGGGAAGGCAATTTGTGATATAATCTCTGCACCTTCACCTCCTGCGTTATCATCAAAAGATGTACCTGTATTTCCTACACCGTCTACTAAGTTTCCGTATATTGTATTAGTGTTAGTACCAGAACCTCCAGTAGCTCCATCAAGGCTTGGGTGTACCCATGCAGTAAGGTGTCTAAATCTTCCTTGCATTGTATCAGGTATATGATCGTGTGCAGGTATTTGACTTAATGTTAATGTAGTATTTTGTGTATTACCTCCATGATTATGTGTATTACTTCCACCTGTAGAGGTTGCGCCTGTACCTAGTATTGTTGTAGTTGGAGTTCCAGTACTGTTACTAGATGCTATTATAAATTTATTAGATAAATTAGGTACAGTTACACCATTTACCTCTCCTACTCCATTTTTACAAAGTCTCCATCCTTCTGGTATAGCATTCGTAGCTCCTGACCACATTATAATACCTCCTTTTGGTACTGGTGCTGCAACAACTTCTTTAACTAATCCGGTTGAATCTGCAACTAGTGTTCTACTAATTTCTGTAAGAGGGTCAGATTCTGTTAAACTTTTAATAGAAAGCTGTTCCTGTATTGTTAATCCTGTATGTGCAGGAAAATTAGTACCTATACCTACCTTACCGGATGCTTGAAAGGTAGCTAGCACTGTTGCATTAGGTGCAGAAGAGTTTTGGGTTGTAATTATATTGAATCCTTCTTTAGCTTCTGAATCGGTGTTTATTACCATTAGTACATTACCTCCATTGCTTGTATTTGGAGAGCTAATTTCCAACCCTTCAGCAATTGATTGATGTGGTAGCAATTTTCTTAGTCCCAGTGCCGTTTCCTGCAGGAAGTATGAGTTATTTGATTTTATCGATTTAAGTCTCGAATGATCGTTGGTAGCTGTGTTAGTATGGGATATTCCTATACCGTTATTTCCTACTACTGATAAATTTAATATAGAATCTGTATTGTTTATTCCTACGGTTATATAAGGACTGCTACCTATTCTTTTAAATGTCGCTCCAATGCGGTTTGCTGGGGTTGTACTTAGAGTTGTTCTTCCTAAGGATATATGAACAGATCTTGGATCGTTTGGTTCTGGAACAAATCCAGAGCTGATATTATGATCACCTGAATGTATAAATATATCATCTGCAAAATCGCTATCGATATACTCTAACCTACCTACTTTTCCTAAGAGAGTTGCGTCTGTGTTTCCATTATAAAATTCAATACCTGCAAGTGATTGTATTTCTCCTTCGTGATTCACACTACCTCTTAGTGCTATATTTCCTCCTCTTGCTCCATCTCCTACTATGTCTAACCGCTTTAGGGGAGTAGTTGTCCCAATACCTACGGAATGGTTATTATCAGTAAACACAAATACAGAGTCAGCTCCGAAATTCCCGTTATCATTAAACTGTATCTGGGTATTATCTCCTGCTACATTGGAGTCGGGTATTTCTGATTCAAATAAGGGAAAGGATACTTCATGGTACCTTGTTGGTCCGTAGTCTTCTGTTGTATCTAAGTTATCACTTCCAGTGTAGTGTAGTCTCAGTTTGAGACCATCCGGGGACTTAGAGCTTGAATAGAAAAATTGAGATTGATTTCTATCCATCTCATCATAAGTCAAAGCTGATCCTTTGTTTGTTCTAAGTACTATACTCATTCTTTTATTTTTTTATTGTAATGGTGTTAATCCAGTGCGACTCGGTAGCTTTGCGTTTCTTTATGTTTCCAGCGGTAGAGTTTCTTAGGCCCATTGTCTGCCTGCTCTCATTACTGTTAGCTTTATGTCTCCATAAAGATCGGACTATATCATCAGGATTACTCCTGCTGGGCGCTAATTCTGGTTATTAAGGGAACCCATTTTCCCTCCAGTAGTCTCTGAACCTTCTACAAGATGGCTTGTAGCTTGGCTGCTGATTGTCTAATCTCTAACATTGTTACGCTTTGGTAGTTAGAGCTCTAAAGATTTCCCAGCAATTCACCCAGTTTATTCTGGACTGTTTTTTATTTCATTATTTTTTTTCTTTTTTTTTAGTTTTACTGTTAATCATGCTATGCTTGTACTATTGGAAAAACACAAGGTAGTTCGTTTCTTAATAAATAGTCTTCTATTATATCCTTAAAGAATTGTTTTGATCTACCTGGTATTGATCTATACCTTACGACTGGGTATGTTGAGCTAGGATTTATTGCATCTTCACCTGGGTTGTAGTTATAGAAGTCGTATTCGTAAGTTATTACCCCCGATGGAGATATGTACTTATCTACTTTAATATCCGTATAACACATAGTTCTGTTGTAGTTATTCATCTCTTCTTTTTCCAATTTAATAAAGCCGTTACCTACTGGGTTATTATAGTCTTTTACTATTTCTATGCTAGCTGGGTATGTCCCTAGAGGATCAAATGCGTATTTTCTTCTATATAACCTATAGCTACCGTTATCTGTTAATCTTCTCTTACCTTTTGCTCTTGGTTTTTTAAAGCTTCTTCTAACACTTTCTCCTGTTTCGTATATTGCATTTTGTACTACAAAGTTATAAGTACAGTCTAGTACCGGTGTATCATCCTCTTCTTCTTCTACGACTGTAGGTATGATATATCCTTCCGGTAGTCTGTTAACACCAAAATTCATATCAAACTTGGTTAATATAACTGTATCTGTTTCTGGTGATTTTGGGAGCGGTTGTCCCATTTTACCAACTGCTATTAGTTCGTTACTGTCGTTGTATAGTCCAATAGAAGTTATATATGGATTAAAGGATGAGCCTGATATATTATCTGCAATTTGTCCGTCAGTTCCTGTTAGTGCTGTTCTGTTCAAAGTGTGGTTAAATTCCCCACTTTTTATCCTACAGTGATAGTTATGAGTGAATATAGGTAAGGTAGACTTCCATCTCAACACAGCGTCAAAGTAGTGGTTGTAGTACATAGCTACTACTGTATCGGTTATTATTATTTGACCGTGTGGATATATTACATTACCGACGTAGTATCTAGGAGATGAGTATTTAAAATATAGCCTACCTTCTCCATCGTCTACTATCTCATTACAGTTTTTCTGTGTAGTATCTATGTTATCTAGATATTCTCCTCCTGCAGGTGTTGATTCATCTACATAGGTTGATTCTTCTTCTAAGTAGTCTTCTGTTGGAAATGCACAAGTTGCACCTGTTGAACTAAATAGAAAATCTGTATTTTCAATATAGAGGTTTACTTCAGTTTCAAAAGAATCCACACCCTCTTCGGTGCTGTAGTTATTGACTACGTAATTATCAAAGCCATCCGAACCACCTGTTCCTGCTAGGAAATCTGGCGTTATTGAAATAGAAAACGGATCTATATGTATTCCGTACATTTCTTTAGGAAGAGAAAAAATAGCTATCCTGTTATCTAAATGCCTAGAACCACTTACTTCGTAAGAAGATTGTAAGTAGTTTTCGTAAGATGACGAAGTTGTAAGAACTGAATCGTTGAAGCTGCTAAAGTATAGGTGCTGGTTACTTTCGTAAACTAGTCTTTTATTGTACGCAGTGCTTCCAGAATTAGAAACATTTCCACCATATGTTATATCTGCATCTTTCGGAATATATACTCCGGAGCCGGATAAACCTACGATATTCTGTATACCTAGTTCCCTATATTGACTCCCACTTGCTATCCACGATTTGCGGGCAGTGTAGGTAGTTATATACGCATCTTGTTGATTTAGTTTTTTGTAAGCACTCATTCATTAATAATCAAGTTTAATTCTAATAAGGGCTTCTTTTGTAAAGTCTTTAAGGAGCGGTCTTGAAAGTTTAGCAACTCCTAGTAAGTCGTTATTATCATTATACATTCCTACTGTTGTGATATATGCTTGGGGAGTATTGATCATAATATTATGCCTTAACTCTCCTGAGCTTGTAATATTTGATGGATTGGTAGTATAGTTAAATTCACTATTTCGGACTCTTACAAATACGTAATTAGATGATATAGTTTCTTCTGATTGAAGAGAGCTACTAGCTCCAAATTCAATAGCGTTATAAAAGTGCTGTAGGTTTGGTGTTCCTGATCCGTCTACTCCAGTGTTATGATCTATACTTATACCTGAATTTGATTGTAGCGCTTCTCCGTTTAGGATTATAATACCTACATCAGGTAGAAATTTTCCGTAGCTTCCGTTATTTGTTGAATATCCTGTTCCTGATGTTGCACTACCGTCAAACCCTTCTACTATATCGTAAACTCTTCCTGCATCTACATAAGATACTGTCGTTAAGTCTTTACTGTTATCGGTTAAGTTAAGTGGTGCACTGTTATCAGTTTTCTGTAATCGTAAATTAAAAGAACCGGGTAGCAGTTTTTCTTTATACCTTGCTCTATCTACGCTTATTACATAAATAGAATCTGATTCAACTGTGTTGAATATAAATCCTGTTTCTTCATCTCCAAATATTAAATTTCTGTATTGGCCGTAAATTGTTGATGAAGGAGATTTTCCCGATACTGATTGTCCTCCTGATGTATAGGGTGCTGAGCCAAGGCCGTTCTTATTTCCGTACGCTATAGCAAACTGCACGTTTGCTGGCACATCTCCTGCAGGGTTATTTTCATATACTTCGTAAAAGTAATTACCTGTATTTCCAGCTACCTGTCCTGATGCTGTATGAAATGTTGTTAGGTACTTAGTATCTGTTGACCATAGTGGTGCTACTACTGATTCTGCACTTATAGAAATATCTTCTGGGTCTAATCTTTTAAATGACATATCTTATTAGTTATTTACTTTTACAATCGTTAATGGTACTGTTACTCTAGCTCCAGAATCTCTTCCTATCACTGTTATTGTTGTTTGAAGAGAAGTCTGACCTGCAAATAAAGTGTTGATTGTAGTTCCTGTTATGTTTATTGATGTTCCTATTACTGTTTTAGATACATTAGTACCTAGGGTAGTAGTTGAATTAAGTCTTTCAGCTTCTGGTGTGTTAATTCCAACACCGTTATATGTTTGAAGAACTCTAGCATCTGCAATGATTGCTACATATCCTCCTGCTTCAAAGGTTTGGGATGAACCTAAGTAGTTGAGAGTTTGTGGGGTAATTGCTAAAGAAGCTCCTTGCTTTAATCTTATAGCTGTGTAACCTATATCTAGTATTGGAAGTTTTGCAGTTCCTCTTGGTAGGGTAGTAAGTTTATATTTCATTATCTGAGTTTCATCAGGAAATGCTTCTAATAATGGTAAGTTTTCTATTGCTTGGCCGTAGTAAGCTGATCCTAATGGATGGTCTGGATTGTATAGTGTATAGTCAATCTCATCATCAGAAAGTGCGAATTGTGTGATTTTAAAAGAGCCGTCTCCTCTTGCAAGTAGTTCTCTACCTTTTTTTGTCAATATAGCATCGACAGTTACTATTGAATTATCTAAATATCCCATGTTTTATTTGTTGTATATTATATAAATATCTAATATTAATGTTTTATCGGTTTATACTTTTTTACCCGTTAGGTGAATCTACATAGTTTATAAATACCGGGCAGAAGCTTTGTGATACTAAAACACCTTCTTTGTTGGTATTAATGATTGAATTATTTCCTTCAATATAAATTCTTTGAGTTCCAACGCTGTTCAGTCTAGCTTGTCCTGATTGCTCTATATTAAATATATTGTACTTGCTAATTTTATGTATTATAGTTCCTGGTTGGTAATCAGGAAAGGTACCTCCTAGTATTAGCGGTACTCTTGCGTTAAATATATCTCTTATAACTATGGTTAGAGTTGGACCAGTCGACACTACTAGCATATGCTCTACAGGAGTAATTGTACCATATGGGTTTAGCGTTAGTAGATCTCCGGGTAGTATAACTCCTTCTTCTACTTCTGTATGATTTATAGTAGTATCAGCTTGCGGGTTTCCTTCTGTTCCACCAGCAAGCTGTTGTATAGCTACAGAAGCTATACCAGTTAGAATACCGTTTTCATTTGCCGTATCACCTAATGTAAACCTTGGTAACTGTGTGTTACCATCATGGAAAAAATCCTGCTGTAACCTATTATCGGATTGACATATATAATCTGTTGTAGTCTCTATTGAAAAGCCTTCTCCTTTAAAACTTCGTCCAGATAGTGCTGGATCTATTCCTGCGTTATCAGTAGGAGATGTTTTTGAACCTTTGTACCTGCTATTTGACCAACCGGTATCGTAATAAAGTGAATCTTGTACAGTTGCTTTATCGGCTTTTTCATCCAATAGCGCGTCAATATTACTAGGTACTACTGTAGAATCAGATCTATTAGATTCCATTATACGTATTGATTCTCTCTGTTCTGAAGCGTTACTGAATAGTGGATTGGAGTCGCTAAATCCAAAATCTAAGTCAGCTAAGTAAGGGGTGAACGTTACGTTTTCTATACTAGCTTCATAAGCAGCAGCATCGTATATATCTTCTATATATACTGGGTCTATTGTAAAGTAGAAGAATGGATTACCTGTGGGGTAAAATGTTGTACTTATTATCTCTAACGTATAATGGTTTTCATTAAAATTAAATTCTATTGTTTCTACCTGTTCTAGTACAGATTCGATATTTAACTGACCGGAGCTATTATTTGTGCTTCCATCTACTGACTCTGCTACTACGTGTACGATTACACTAGTTATTATCCCTTCATTTGAATTATTAATATCAACTGGGTTAACGTTTAGGTGTAGTCTTCCAGGTATGTTAAGGACATTAACTCCTTGATTTGCATGTAGTGCTATAAATATTGATTCTGTCATCTATCTATCTTTACTTTTATTAATTACAAAATTGATTATTTGTATTTGTACAATTTCGTACATCCCCCCAAAATCCATTAGTACCTCCTCCAGTTAAAGACCAGTGGCAATACTTATTACCTGTAGTGTAGTACCCTTGTGGGGCAAGAGTGCCGTACTCACCAGCAGCGGTCGGTGGTGAAGAGTAAGGTTTTTGAGTAGGTATTCCTGTAGTTGCGTCAGCATCGTTATAACAGGCTGCTAGTGTTTGATAGTAACCTAAATAGATCTGTGCGTTGTTGTTTTCACAGCATATACTGTTATTTTGTTGATTAGTTCCTGCTGAAGTAGGAGCATAAAATGCATCTATTATTTCATAGTATTCGGTAGTTGTGTTTGTAGCAGTGCCGCTTAGTACGTGGAGGTTCTGTGAGATTGTTGTACAGTTGTTACCTGGTGATGTTGCTCTGAACTGTACACGGAACTTATGGAATCGACTATGGGTACTATTGTTGTCAATATGGGCTTGTATACCTGTAAATGTATATTCGTATACATCAGGCGATGCTCCGGTGTGTTCTACAACATTATTAACTCCTGAATAGAAATTAGTATCTATTATATCTTCTAGAGATGTAGCAGGAATTGCTACGTTTTCTCCGTAAGGTACCCATCCGCTGAATCTATTTGCATCAAAAGGTGGTAGGGCATTAGATATAAATACACTAGTGTTATCCCATATTACTCTAAATTCAAAAATAGTATTTTCAGTTACTCCGGCGAAAGTAAAAGGAGGGGTAATATAAGGTGGATTTCCTTGAATTACAAATGCCTTAGGGTAGAGACTTGTAAGTATACAGTTACTAAAGATAAAATCTGCGGTTACAATACACCCTATAGGATCGTTTATATCTTTAACAGTTAGTGTTATAGTTGAATTATTATCGTAGTCGTCGAAGTTGATTATATGGTTACTTGGGTTAGGTATCGTTATACCGCCGAGAGTGTATTCTAATGTTTCGTTAACACTTGTTTGTATTGCATTTGTAAAGTTATAACTTTGATCTGGTGTAAGTGTTATCGGCAGTTGATCTGCAAGAAAAGTTAAATCACATACTACTAATATTACCTCCCTTGTATTCTCACAACCTACTATAGTTGGGTGGAATGCATTTACCTCTATTATTTCGTATTGCGAATATTGATTGTTGTTTGTAAAATCGTAACTTACATTACTTCCTAGTACCTGTGTTACGGTACCGTCCCTTAATATGTTAAAGTCTATAATGTTTGATACATTGGTAAACAGTGTAGGAAGTGGGTATGTATTGGCAGATGGTGCTTGTGGGTTTAAAGGAAAGCGATCAAGGGGTGATGTATTTAGGTAACATAGATCGTCGGCGGGATCTTTATGAAATTGAACTGTGTACTCTACTATAGGGTATTTTAGATTCTTAAATGGATTATCTCTGTTTAATTCTCCGTCTGTTACTCTAATGTTAGCTCTTTTAAGTTCGCCGTTAAATTTCGGTTCCTCATGAGTTTTATCAAATCGATTATACTTTCCTCTAGGTGTTTGAATAACGTTTGCAGCTCTTGTTGATGATTCTCTTTTAAATAAACTCCCGTAAGATCCTATACCTATATTTTTATATGCTCCTGCATTAGAACCGGAGATAAATGCTGTATCTATAGAGCCGCTATATTCCGGTCTTGTCCATGTCATAACCGGTGATTTGGCGTGGTATCGCTCTAGTAGGTGAGGTTTTATAATTATACCTGTATCTGTTACTGCTCTTGCAGGAACAAAGTCTTTGATCATTCTAAAAACTACGTTATCGAAAAACTTTATTAACCTAACAAAATCTTTTAAATCATATGAATCTACATTTTCAAATATGATTTTAGAGTATTCGTATAAATCAGGGTAGATGTTGCTGATATATCCTCTAGGATCTCCTATGTAATCATCTATGTTAAAAGGATTATCAGGGAATAAAACTGCTGATTGAGAGACGATATATGCATCCATATTATCAGAAGGGGAAAATCCAACTTCAATTCTGTGTAGGTCTTGTGTATATTTACTGTCTCCTCTTGTTATGCCGGTATAGTAAGATAGTGTGTTTCCTTCTACGATACTACCTGTATTATCTAACCTAATTTTACCTATTGAACCTGTCCAAGCTTGCTCTCCTCCAAAATAAGGTAAATCTAAAGCCGATTGTCCTCCGAAAATTTTAATTTTTAGTATATCAGAAGGGATTCCAAAACAGTTTATCAATGCTCTTAAACCTCTTTCTGTTCCTTTACTTTTAAGAAGAATTGGTAGGTTGTGGTAAATTCTCTTATATATTTCTTTTTGGTAATCGTTTTGAGATAAAGGCTGTTCTCCTGAATCTATAATTCCTGATGGTAAATATTCATCGCTAATATCGTAGGAATTCACAATAAAGTACTTAAATAAATCTTCTGCTGATTTATTACTAGTGTATAGTTTAATCCCGAAATTTTTAAGTAGCTCCTCTACTAAGTCTTTTGATACCCCTCTATTTAGTCTATTATCGTTATCGTATTTCTTTGAGACTGCATCTGTATATACCCATAAGTTATCAAAATGTTGACCAATCATATTGATAAATAAGTTGTACGGGTCGTTACTTGCATCCTCCTTCAGGTACGAGGGAATAGTATTGGTAAGTATGTTTGGATTTCGAGCATCGTATAACACTGCTTCTTGTAGTCTAGCAGAGTACCAGGTTGTTGATTCTGGTGTTGATGATTGTTGGTTATTGTATGGTTTAGTGTTATTTGATTTTGGCCAAGAATTAGAGCCACTTTCGTAGTATAGGCTTCTCTCATAGTGGTCAAAGTTATTCACTATTCCGTCTAGTAAGTTTTCATAATAATCTCTACTACCTGTTATACCTCCTACATTGTATGTATTTCCAGTTGAATTTATTATATCCAAACTTGTTTGATAAGATTCGACTAAATCAATCTTATATTTAAAGTTTCTAAGTCTCTCTTCTATTGATGAGAAATTGATAAAATTATTGAATTCCGAATAGTCTAATCCAAGTTCTGCTCCTTTTTCATTGAATAGAGAGTTTAATTCCCTATTGCTATTATTTGTAGGAAAACTAAATAACTCGTTGTAGTTAAAGTATTCTGATGCTTCATTTGTCTGCTCACCTACTCCTATATTAAAGTTCGCACCTCTAAGGGTCGGTACTGGTGGAGTCTCTTCTGTTAGAGTTGTGTTAATTTCAAAAGCTAATGAATTAGATATTTTCTCTACGATAGAAAACACACTATATACCTTAACTGATTGTGGGATAGGATCCGCTAATTTAACAACTACTGCTGTTGTACCTCTAAAGTCCCTATACCCTACATTTACAATTGGGTAAAATATGTCATCATTACTGTATAGATGTATGTCTAAATTATAGGTAGAGCTTTCTAACCTATCTTCTAATTTACTAGTTAGTTGGTTTACTGTTGTAGCTCCTAAACTTATAGGGATAAGTCTTAGCTCTGTCCTATCGGGGGAAATGCTTTCTATAGAGAATGTTGAATCTGTATCCTGTACTCTAAAGGGATTTCTTAAAAAATGGTAGAGGGCTTTAACTTCTGAACTATCGTTGTAGTATATTTTATAATCTTCTAAAGGGTCTATTGCTATTTCTGAGTTACCCTGAACTGATGTTTTAGAGTCACCTGATAATACCGAGTACCTAGTATAGTTGTTTACAGATAGGAGCTGTGTATTGTCTAACGTATAGTAAGACAGTTCAATAAAATCCTCATTTGGTATAAAAGTACCCGGTACTGTAACTTCTTCTAAGTAGCTTTTTAAGTTTTCGTCAGAGACAACATCTAATCTTAGTAGATTGTTTGAATCTATTTCGAATATATTATATTTTATCTCTACCATATATTATAATTGATTTTGCAAATCAAAAATTTGTTGATTAGCATCTAAAAGTTGTTCCCTAAGCTGTGTTATTTCGTCAAGTAGTGGCTGTATATCATCGGTATTTTTATCAAAATCTGTTAATTCCGAACTTTTTTCCAATATGTATGTATGAGAGTTATTTTCACCATCTACAGGGATAGAGAAGAATAGTTTATCGTAAAGTCTAAAAAATTCCTCTACTGTATCTAAGTCTACTTCTTCTACTTCTTCTTTAAACGTGTTAAACTCTGTATCTAAAGAAGTACGTATTTGTCTTCTTTTATATGACTGCTTTTCTATTCTTACTCTCTCCTTAGCCATTTCGTACAATTTTAAAGATATTACGATTATCTACCACAACGTCACTGCCTTTAATCTCTGTCTTTACTAATATACGATAAAATCTCTCAGGTTGCAACCCATCCATGTAAATGTCGAAGAAGGATCCTTCAGGATCACAACTAATCTTAGTAAAATCTGTGCTAAAATCAATTACCATTTCTTCTGTGTTTTCATCTCTCAATCCCCAGTACGATGCTGAAGGTAGTACGTAGTTGTTAAGGTATACAGATGATGTTGTAAAAGTTCTAGTTGGATATTGAGGCTTAGCTGTAATTCTAAATCTCTGTTTTCCTACATCTGCGTATTCACCTCTGTTGTTTTTTACGTCAATTACAGACATATCGGTATCTAATAAAGGTAACGTACCCTGGTCAAACACCCTATCATCCCAACCGAATTCTAATACGGGTGGGTAAATTGTATTAGTATCTTTACCGAAGTATTTAAGTTTTATAGCTGAATCTACACTGTGTTCGTATTCTTTTTGAAGCTTAATTATAAATCCTTTGTTTTCTAAATCAGAACTGTACATCTGTTTAATAGCAGGTGTAACGTTTATATCCATATCATGTGTTGATGACATACTGTGAGATTGGAAAAATTCCATTGACTCTCCGTTAGATGCTGTATACCAGTTACCTCCTCCTTCTTTTCCTTCAATGAAAGATGCTGTCGTATATTGAGTAAAGTTTGATGTATTCCAAGATGCTTGTAAATTAGCTTTTCTATAAGTCCAATTTGCTCCTGATAAATTTATAGGTATATCACCGAATTTCCCGGTACCGTTATCCCAATCTGATGAGCCGTTAGTGTGTATTGGGTATGCGTATAAGGTGTATTCTACGGGTAGTTCTGTTGCGCTAGCAAGGTATAGTTTGATACTAGAGCTCATAGAGTTTAGAGCTGCTGGTGTGACTTTATTTAGTATTATATCGTCTATTTCTTCACTAGAGAATTTAGTTAATATTCGACTTGCTTGTCCTGTACCATCTAAGGTTCCAGGGTACCCTGCGATTTCTATTATTTCATCTTTACCAGCATTACTTGTTAGTTGCTCTGTATATATGAATGTGTCTTTCTCTGGAAATATTCTGTAAATTGCCATATTATAATACTGTTGTTCTTCCTTTTATATCTTCGTTCGCATATTTTAATTCAAATATCATTGTATCGTACGATGGATATATAACGTTATTTCTAGTTGCTCCTTTTATATCGTAAGCGTACTCTGAGTATTTACCTCCTTGTTTGTTTACTACTTCTACCTTACTAACTGTCTGTACACCTGTTACCTTATCTAATAAGCTGTATATTGTAGATACGTTAATAGGTTGATTTATGTTCCATTTAGTTATCTTAAAGAAGTCTTGAAGTGCATTATTACACTTTAGGAGTACGTCCCTACTATTAAAATTAGGTCTTACTAGTATGTCAAAATTAACTCCTATGTTTACTACAAATGCATCTTTTATATTCAGTGCATCTGTTAACGGCATATAATATGCCATATACGTCTTTAAGTTATTTTTTAGTGTTTCAGTTGCTGTAATTAAGTGTTTATCGTTGTTGTATGCTAGAACGTACAGAGATAACGCTAATGGATTACTGTCTATAATTGAATCTGTTGAGGATTTTGTGCTGTTTAGTTCATCGTGTGTTACGAATGCTTTAGCTATAGTACCAAACTTAGGGTCTAAAGAGAGTGCTCTAACAGTATAATCTTGAAGGGTCACGGTTCTTTTTTGCTCTGAAAATGCTCTAAGAGTGTTTTGACGTATTTCTTCGATTGTATCGCCATCTTTTCCACCTGTAGCTGCAAGTAAGTTATTAAAGCTTAAAGTTGATTCATATTCATTATCAACTGCTGTTACTGTTGCGTTATATCCTGTTAATGTATTAGCAGGTACGTTAGCTTCAACCCCTCCTCCTACTATGTATCTTATTGTTAAGGTTGTATTAGAAGGTGCTAATCCGTATGTACCGGTGTATAGAAAGTTAGATGGATCGTATGCTCTATCTATTGTTGATATTCCTTGTAAAGTTCCCATTCCTACATTAGTAGGGTCTGGTGTAAATGTATTATCATCTGCTCCTACTGTTCCTGCACCGAATTGTATTTCTAAGTGGCCATTGGAATTAAACCTAGATACAAACCTCTTAGGAACCTTCTGTAATAGTATAGAGTTAGGGACTTTATCTATGTCTGAGTTTATATTTGTTTGTTCTATGAACACACTATCTTGTCCTAAATATGGTACTTCATACCATGTAGTCATATCATCACTAGTATCGTCTGTAATATCCAATACTCCAATAATATTTGAATCTTCTATCGTTATTGTTGTAAACTTCTCTGCTGTTGAAAACGTTTGAGATGTTGACCTGACTGTTCCTGAAAAAGCTTTTACTTTTTTTGATAAAGTAAATTCTGATGGTATTCCTGCAGTAATTTGACTTATTACAATATCAGTAGGATCGTAGGAACTAGAAAAATTAAAATCAATTTTATTTTCTATAAAGAAATTTGCTCGTCCTTTAGCGGTTGAAGTTATTGTTGTGTTTTCGCTAACTACTAGTGCCTGGTCCCAATTTGGTTCGTTTGTTGTAGGATTTGCACCGATGTTTTGAGATACTGTTAATTCTACCTCTGAGGCATTAGTCACTTTAGGTCTATATCCCATCATATAAGCCATTGAGTATAGGTTACCAGGTTCTTTAGCGTATTGTAGGAAAGTTTCTTGAAGTTGGGTGTCTTGGTAGAATGAAAGGATATCTCCAACATAGGCAGCCATTTCTATAAACATCATTCCAGGTGATGTTGGTGAGAAGTCGTTGTATGAGTCTGGAAAGTAGTTTTTCGCAAACTCTACTAATTCTTGCTTATAATCCGAAAACTCTCTTGCTACGTATTTTATATCTCTAATTTCTGCCATTATTGTTCAAAATTTATTACTACCTCATCTTCAATGTTTGTATTCTGGATAGCATATTTAAGTAATAACGTAACTATGTTTGAATCTGGTTCAGCTTCAACTCTAAAATCTACAGGTACTACTGTTGGAAAATATTCAGATAACCCAGCTCTAACTGTATTTTTAATTCTATCCACCATTCCTTGGTTTATATTTTCGAACATTAAGTTCCTAAGTATTGTTCCGAAGCTTGGGTTCATATACCGTTCTCCTTGCCCTGTAAGAAAGTAGTTAATTAGGTTTGTTCTAATAGCGTCTTTTGTAACGTATGTTGAATTAAATACAGCTTGTCCTGATAGAGGTAGGGATACTCCTATCGCTTTTCTTGGTTGTAAATCTAATGGATTAATTCTTCTGCTATTAAATGCCATAATTATGCTACTCCGTGTTTTTGCTTATCTTTCTCTATAGACTTATTATAAACTGAACCTGCTTTTTGTACAAAATCAAACTTAGATATATCTAAGCCTGGAGCTTTACCGTTAGAATGTGTCATTCCCATTTGGTTAGCCATAGATGTTGCAAAATTAGGTTTTTGAACCATATCTGATGTTCCTGCGTATATATTTTTATATTCTTCAGGTGACATACTTGCTTTTGTCTGCTCTAACATCTCCATTAATGGATTAGTTGATGTAGGTGTTTGTTTTTCTACTTGAATTGCCTTACCTGGAGCAGCAGTAAATGTTGGTGTACTTGCTGCTTTAACTGCTTCGTTCATTACTTCTTGTAACTCTTCCTTAACAGCTGATCTGACTTCTTCTCGTATGATGTTTCTTAATTGATCGAGTTTCATAATTATAAATAGTTAGTTTATGGAAGTTGGTTGTTTATTCTAAATTTTAATTCTGCGAGGAGTACTGCTGTATCGGAGCTAAATGATGGCTGTCCTCTAAGTACTATTACACCTAGGTTATCTTTTGCTACAGCTAATCTTCTTGGAACAGGTCCATCTCCTTTAGTATCTTCTATTATTGCAAGCTTATAGGCTTTACCTGAATCCGATTTAAAAAGGTAGTCCTCATTAGGAGTTCCTTCTGAGCCGGTATTCTCTAGAGGTTGTATTTTATCTAGTAATTCTCTTAACGCTTTCTTTTCTTCATCTGTTTTCATACCAGATGATAAATCCTCTATACACTGTTCTGCTTTATCATTTACATTGGAGAGAACCTCTTTAATATTGCTTAAACTCGGTCCTACTCCTGCTACTAAGTCTTCTATAGAAGAAACATCTCCGTCTAAATTTTCTAGTAAGCGCCGTATATTGTAAAGCCTGTCTGCTAAAGATGTTAAATTTCCAGCTGTTTTAGCTGATATTAATCCTCCATAATCACTTGGTGGTATTCCAGTAGCGACTGGTGTAGGATTTACTTTAAGGAACCTTAGTATAGCTTTTGCTGCTCTAATCGCCCTTCTTAAGTTTCTTGCTAATTTAAGAAATTTATTGGATCTTTTTTGAAAGTTGTTTACTCCTGATAGTAGGTTATTCTTTGTGTTAATTATTCCTACCAATGCTTTACTATCTGGGCATTGGTTTGAGAACTTCCCTAACATTTTATTAGCTTCAAGCTGTATTTTAGCTTCTAGTTCTCCTTCGATACTACCTATCTGACCTGCTACTATAGCTGATATTTGTGATGATAAAGCCATTATTCTGTAAATACTTTTTTAGACTTCAGTTGGGATTGCCCGTTAGGGTTAATTAGGTTTTTTAACTGACGTATGACTGGTTGTGCTTGTTTCCCTCTTTTATTAATACTCGGAATAGGGTGTCCTTTAATTGTTTTTGCTCTTGCCATATCCTTAGCCATTCCCTGTAATAGGTTTAGAACATTTTCCAGAAATGCTTCTGTCTGATTTCCAAGTAATACAGGTTCTCTATTATTATCTGTTGATGTTCTAGCTTTTTTTCCTAAAAACATTTTAGGAGCATCTAAGCACAGGTAGGATGAACCATCTATATTGATTGAACCTTCTGTATTCAATCCTATTGACTTGAAACTTGATAGTTGAATATCTTCCTGTTTTGCATTTAGGTAGACTCTATCAGCGTTGAATAGTATTTGATTACCTTTGAATTGATTTGATTTAGTAGGATTCTCATCGTAAGAATCTCTTTTTTCACTAGCAGGGGTTAGAGGAATTTGGTGGTCAGCTACTAAGTATATCGAACAACTGTCTTCATCTACATTCTCTTCTAGTGTTGTGTATCCTTCTTCTGTTTCCGACTGTCCATTACTTATTATAGTTACAGGAGAACCTATATTTTCGTCATTTACCCAAGGGTTACCTGATCCTTTACCTCCTGTAAAACGGATGGATTGCCCTTGTCTACCTTCTATCTGTACATCTCCAGGTGTTGACCTAATTGGGTTGACAGTAGGGAGTTCTTTAAAAGCTCCTCCTGAAGATAGGTCTATGTTTGAATTATTAACTAAATCAGGGTATATTCCAGAGTTGGGATTATTCCAGGTATTGACTATTGATGTATAGTATTTTTGATTTGTATTTTCAGAAGTAGATGTAGAGAGGTTTGGCATTGATTTTATTTCTACTATCTCACCCACTACGGGTACTGTTTTTATTTGAGAACTACTCTGTAAAGCAAACGGAAGACTATTGGGGATTATTTCTTTTTGGTACTTTCCTAAAGGTTTGTAGAATACTCCATTGATTGATAGGCCGCCTCCTTTATTTTTATATTCAGGATGTTCTTCATCCAGTATAATATCTACTACTCTTCCGAATACTGTACTGTTTCTAGAAGATTTAGTGTTACTGTTACCTCCTCTAGATGATACTAAACTGTTTAATGAAGTATTAAATCCCATTACTCTTCTTTATCTTCTTCTGGTTTCTCTACTAATTCTTCTTTTACAACCTCCTGCTCCTCTAATAAATCTTGCAGTTCAGAGAAGTCGAACATATCTCCATCTCCTCCTTTTGATTGAATTGCTTCTAACCTCTGTATTACCGTTGCTAGTTTAATTAAGTGTTCATCATTCTTTACACCGATCTCCATATACTCTTTAATCATAGGAACAAGGAGAGTTGCATCTCCTATATTCTCTATTAGTGGTTTAAGCTCACCAATCAATCCTTTTACTTGAGATTTTGTCTCTCTTGAGTTAGTATAAATCTCTTCAAAAAGGTCAGATAGTTTCTTTCCGTTAAATATTTCTTTATCTGAATCCATATCTTTTATAATAAATAGATTATATATCTTTTATTACGATCCTGCCCTTTTCGTGGTATTTAAAGTATATACTGTAAAAATCATCTTTCAGAATAGAGATCACTTTAGTTAAGTGGGGTGTCTCACAATCAGTCATCTCTCTTATGTAGATATAGAGTGCTTTCTTCTTAAATATATCTAAATCGTTTCTTGTTTTAAATATGGTTAGTACAGCATCAGCTATCCTTTTCTCACTATCTTTACTAAATAAATCATCCATTTTGTCGTAAGCTTTCTCAACCCACATATCTAAAAACTGGCTTAATGTAATTCCTCCGGGAAGTTTCACATTCATACTACCTTCGAAAGATTCCTCCATATCATCGAAAGAACCTACCTGTTTTAGCTTTTTGTAGTTTTTATTGTTGTAGTTAATTAACCAACGCTTAACAATTGTACCGAAGTAGGAATAAGCTTTAGCACCGTGGTCGGGATCAAATTTCATTATCTTCTCTTCCAATAACATAGAAACTACCTCATGTTTTAGGTCTTCAATACGTTCTACATCTGTGTAGTAGAACTTAAAAGTATGTATAATATTCTCTGCTAGCTTGTAAAAAGGAAGGTAAATATGTTTTGTAAAAATATCAGCCCTATATTCTGGATCTACTGATACATTGTATTTTTTTATGTATTCTTCTGTTTCTGAAGTAAAGTAATTAGCTTTTGCTTTCTTTCTTGCCATAGTTTTCTGGGAGCATGTAGCGGTTTAGTTCTTCTTGCACTTTTTTTAGTTGTTCAAAAAAATAACCGACCTCATCATCCGACTTGAAAACTCCACGCTCGTCAAGACTCTTTAGGTGCTTTTGTGAATCTGTAATTAGATTTGATATATTCTGTAGGTAGCTTGTCTGATTCACAGTGACATCTTCGTACTTCTCTACTTTAATCAGTAGGTTACGTAGGGCAACCCCTAGTATAATTATTAATATAGAAAGAATTATTATAGTTACCAACATATTTTATAGATTTTTAAGCATTTTAGATAAGCCTTCGGAAGAATTTACCTTTCTACCAGTAGAAGCTGATGTTTTTTTAACTTTTGAAGTTGTGCTTCCTCCAGCTGCTTTCCACATATCGTATTCTACCTTAGAAGCTAAGAAGTCTGCAGTATGTAAAACGGATACTAATGCTGTTTTTTGTCTAGAAGATTCAACATTACTAAAAAAGTATGCTTCATTTGCCTTATCAAACACTCCATCATGACATCTGATACCTAAAAACTCTTTTTGATCTACTCTTACTCCAAATTTCTGTAAAATAAATAGAGACCTATCTGGGATAAGCATAAAATCTAAATCTGGATTGTAAGTATACATTTCTGAAAGCTTATCTTGTCTCCATTTATCAGTCTGAGGTATATAATTTGGCCGGTCTCCATCTCCTATTTTACCCAAATCATGGAAGAGGGCGGCGAAAACTAATTGCTCTTGAGTATAGTCTACAGTTCCACCCATTTTCTCATAAAGGTTGTGTTGAGCTATAGCAAATTCTACAACCCTATTAACATGATCTACATACCCACCAGCAAAAGCATTGTGATACCATGTCTTACCACTAGCAGGAGCCATGACATAGGTATCCTCCATATGTTTTATCATATTGTGACATTGTACAGCTCTATTAGTTTCTAGATAATGGTTAATTATCTTAAGATGTTTATCGTAGTTTTTTTGTATTTGCTCTGCTGTTAACATATTAATCTTGTGTTTCTCTGTTAAGTAGTGTATTTATATCGGAAATTATAGATGAAACTTCTTTTAGATGTGAATAAGAAGCAGCTCTATCATTAATACTTAATGTATACTTTAAGTTAGTTAACCGTGATTCTATATTATCTAATTTATTACTTATTGATTGTTTAGATCTCATATAATATTTATTTAATAATTTATTTATTTTAAAATAATATCTTCTTTATCTTAATAATAATACTAAGGTATATAAAAAAATTCGGAATAGCAACTATTCTATAATAAATTTTTCTTCAAACAGTTGAGAAGATGAGTTTGAACCGCCATCCCAATATATTTCTGCTCTAATTACTATAGTATCCCCTATAAATTCATTAGGAATAGGTCCTACTATTCTTTTTCCCCACTTTCTTCCTGCAATTGAAGGAACATACTCTGTGTTATCTGGAGAGTTATTAAGGTATATAGTTGTTTCCTGTACAATATCAACCTCTACTCCGTTATTCATAACCCAATAACTACTAGATTCGAAAGCAGATTGAACAACCCCAATATCATTATAGTAATAAAATGGATCAACATCATCAGCCTCTACAAAGATAGAAAACCTAGGTAGATAATCCCCTTCAAAATTTAAGTCTACATGGTAATAACCGTTACTATCCTTTGTATATGGAATAGATAACATACCATCACAAAAGCCATCTAGACATAAGGAGGGACGAGTATCTTCTTCGGTACAAGCTAAGGTAGTAGCAAGGGTAATTAGTAAAAGTAATTTAAAATATTTCATAACCGTTTTATTTATAGTATTAATATACGAAAATATATGTTAGTAACCAACTTTTTTTAAAGAAAAAGGGCAGGTGGGGTAGGTAAAGGAGGCAAAGAGCGAAGCTCGCCGCGCAGACGCGCGAAGTTGCGCCGCGGTTTTTAGTACATCTTAGGTTGTCCTGCTTGGAATATAGAACCTATCTCCCTTATTTTATCCATTGCAGTAAAGATATCGATCTTAAACATCTCTCTATCGTTGTGGTGTTTGATATGTAGACGTTTTTCTTGAAAATACTTATGTACTTGCTGTTCTACTTTCATACCACATTCAGGCCTTACAGGCAAAGCAAATTTAACCTCCCATAAATCTACAGTACCGGTACCATTAATCTGTCCTACTCGATGTTCAGGAGTATTTCTTGTCATACCTATCTTAACCAGATTAGGGTATCCTTTGTTAGTAAGAGCATATACGTATTCTACAGAGTCTTGTACAGTACTATCAGTGCTGGTATTCTCAATTGCTCTAAGGTATTTCCATTCAAAAGTATAGTTATTTATTTTTGAACGTTTCTCTATAAGGTATCGTGCATTGAAGTGCTGGGCGATGTTCTGAGAAGATACATGACGGGCTTTGGTTCGTAGTTGAATAAAATTATTCTGCCACTCTTTAGCTCTTTCATGGTATTCTTTATTATCTCCGGAATCAAATATAAATATTTTTCCTTCTCCTTCTAATTGTAGTGCTTTTTCAAATGTAATAGTATCTGTTAACATAACCTTTGTTTTTTTATTTTAGTCTTCTATCTCCTCCTGTTCGCCGTTGAGAGTATTTAGTAAAGTAATTACTGTTGTAGGCCATAATATAGTACAGGCAATAACCTCTATAGCATTTAAAGAAGGTCTATGCAATGCCCATAACGTAATATTTAAAATAATTGATAAGATAAACCCTACTGAACTGTAGTATAATAGAAATTCTAACATAATATATAATATAACCGTTTTATATAGTTAATATACGAAATTAAACTAGAGTTTGCAACTTTTTATTAAGTAAAAGGTCGGTATATTGCTTTATTTTAGCACACTTTTCATACATCTCTATGTTTTCAAAAAAGAATAAGATATCATTCATAGCCTGTATAGCTCTATCTAACTCATAATCTGTACCGATTGAGTAGGCTACTTCCATCTCTAAGGGTGTAACTCTATCTAAATACCTACATAGTTTGTTAAAGTACTTAAGCTTAACCTTTTCTCTCACTCTGCCATACTCTTCTTCATGCTTTAACGTATACATCTTATCTATCATATAGAAGTTTTCTACTCCTGTAACAACCATTCCTATCAAAACATAAGGGTTATCTAAGAGTTCCTCTACATCATTCTCTCTATATATCTCTTCATCTCCTTTCTCAAAGATTGAAAATAAAGTATGTGGGTCTAATTTATGCACTATCTAGTAGGTTTAACAATAAATAGTTCATATCTTAGTATTATACAAAGCACCATAAAGCTACCAGTACTGTAAGTACGTCTATATATAACCTCCATAGTATAGGTCCAAAAGAATACTAAAAGGTCATTGACATATTAGAAACACCCCTATATAGCGAAAAAATTGCAAAATTATTTTTTACGAATATGTTGTTTATTAACCGAAAAGTTCATATATTAATTATATAAACAAAAAACGGTTATGTTATGAAGAAAGAAATCAAAGGCATTATTTACGTATTAGTTATTCTATTACAATTCTATGTAGGGGTTACCTTATTGGCTCATCCTGAGGATAGCAATTGGACACACTTTATGGTAGTAATATTCATTAGTATACCTGTTATACTTACTTCGATTAAGGACGCTAAAGATACTTAATATATACATATATACCCCTATATACTCAAAATCTATGAGAGATATACTACCTAGTATGGCTGTCACTACGGCTCTCACGCCGCTATAGGGAACAATACTGTCAGTGTTATATAAGACTTACATCAGACTGCTGTCTAGATGATATAAGGAATCCGGCACTTGGCCGGACTCACTTCTTAATATGGTATCTATATTCTATACTAACTCTCCTTGACTAATATACTCTACCATATCTTCATACCTTATCTTATCTACTATCTTTTTACCTAATAGAAAAGTATATAGATGGATCATCTTATTACCTATCTTATCTATATTGTATATAGAGTCTGATAGTAATACATTATCTATATCATTATGCATTCTATACTCTCTTTCTAAAGCCTCTACACTACCTCCTCTATACTTGTATGTAGTTGTTTTGCTGTAATCTCCATCTAATGAAAATGATTTACCTTCTAAAAAATCTTGTTTAGTCATAACCTTTATTGTTTTAGTATTAATATACCTTAAGATACGAAATATAATTGTAAGTACCAACTACCTCCTTAATTAAAAAGAGATAATTGGATAGTCTTTTCCGGTACATTAATCTTATAAGCTCCATCTACCTTTCTAGTAGGTCTAAACTCCTCACCAAAATTATCGATTAAGTTACCATCTTTAACAACAAATGCATGCTTGCTAACGGTAACGATATAAGTTCCTTTCTGATGATCTTTAATGAAAGATTTAACAGTCTTCTTTCTATCTATTATCTCTCCTTTAAGCTTATATCTATTCTTGATATCTAAACCGGACAATACTTTAACTGAAGCCGTTACTCCATTTATCTTTAGACCATCCTTCTCAATAAAAGCCATCTGCTCTATAATGTGATGATTTCTAGTTCCTTTCTTATTAGGTCTTTTAAATCTCTCTTTAGCTAACTCGTGAGCTTTATTATAATTAATATCAAATCCAGCAGCTAAAGCTCGTACGAAACAATCATTAGTCTCGCTCATCGCTAGTTTGTTATTAGAATAACCTTTAATCTCTTTACTTGTCAAATTTACCATAACCTTTATTGTTTTAATTAATATATCTAAATATACGAAAAATAATGATAGGAAACAACTAGGACCCTATAAAAGTCCTAATCATTTCATTCATCTTCTTTTCCAATTGTGAAGCATGAGCAGCAGTAGCACGTTCGTCATTTGACCAACCTGTACCTACTAGATTAAAATTCTGCTCTATAGATACATCAAACCCTCTAGTATCGATTTGACCTGTTAATTGAGACCCTTTAAAGGCTGTACTAAAAGTAAAGTACTGATTGTCTCTTTCTAAATCTTGTAAATCAAAAGTACTTTCTACATACGTTAGTACTTTTTTTAACTCTTGTTTTTTTAATTGTGTTTTTGTCATAACCTTTATTGTTTAATTAATATATCTAAATATACGAAATATTCTAATAGGATCCAACTAATTAAGTAAGTCTTTTCCGGAAAGTTTAGGGGGCGGTTAACCCCCATAACCCTAATTAAAACAACAATAAATATTAACTTATGACTTTTTCTCTATTCCAGGTAACAAGAGAATCAACTTTATCTCTTCTTACTCTTTCAAATTTTCTTACATTAGTTTTAAAGACAGTTTCAGACGTTTCATAATCATATTGATTACTGCAAGTCTCTATTTCTATATCTACAGACTTTCCGGATTTAGTTTCATTTAATACTTTTATCCTTTTGATATTTCTTATCTCCCAATTCCATCTAACACTTAAGGAAGGTAATTTATATAAATCTTCTTTATCAACTTCAAACTCTACTCCATCAGAATTTAGCTTATCTAAAACTTCTTGATCT